GGTAGAAACGCATCCGCCCGAAACTGAAGAGGAAGCGGCGCTTCTAGCGGAGATGGAGCCTAAGGACGAAGAAATTCCTCCTGAGGATGAGCCCAAGGACGAAGAAATTCCTCCTGAGGATGAGCCCAAGGACGAAGAAATTCCTCCTGAGGATGAGCCCAAGGACATCAAAGTTCCTAAGGACCGGTTCGACGAAGTGAACGATCGCATGAAAAAGGCTGAAGAGCGCGCTGATCGGCTCGAACAGGAAATCAAAGACAACAAAGTGGAGCCAGCCCCTGAACCAGAACCCGACCCTTACGATTACGCGACCAAAGAAAAAGAAGCGATGGAAGCTCTGTTGGAAGGCGATACAGATTCGTACACAGCACTTCGCGCTGAGATCCGACAAGCCGAGAAAGACGAGACTCTCCGAGAGGCTAAAGCAATCGCAGAATCAGGGGATGTCCAGTCCCGCGAAGACATAAGCTTCGAAGAAGCTGGCGCTAAGATCGAGGCGGATTTTCCGCAGTTCAGCACTGAGACAGACGTTTATAGCGCAGAAGCTCGCGAGGAGATGCTCGACCTGTACGTAGGTTATGTGCAGTCCGGTAATTACACTCGTACTCAGGCACTACAGCGCGCCGCTGCCAGCGCAGCCCGGATCTATGGCTACACTGCCACTGGCACGGAAGCGCTTCCGGACAACGTCACGGAGATTGGTAAAAAGCCAGTTGATGTGAGGAGGAAGGCGAAAATTGCTGAGAACCAACCGCCTGAGATCATGGGCAAAGCGGAGAATGAGGACGAGCAGACGCTTAAGATAAATACGATGTCTGACGAGCAGTTCGATGCGCTACCAGAGTCTACTAAACGTAGAATGCGCGGCGATACGGTCTAGGTTCTACGAAAAAAGCGGCGGGGCTCTTGAAGCCCCGCTTTTTTTATGGGTAAATCCAACTTCGCGTCCAAGCCGTGTTAGAGCTTGGCCCCTCGGCAGGGATACGCTGTTGCTCGGTTTAGTAGTCCGATAACTACACGCAGTATAAACCTAACTTTTTTGGAGCAATTAGAATGGCGTTAACAAACTTTACGAACCTGACTACAGAGCAGAAGACCGTATGGTCTCGTGATCTGTGGGCTGCGGCTCGGAATGCGTCGTTTACAATGCGGTTCACTGGAAAAGGTCCCAACAGCATGATCCAGCGGATTACCGAACTTACCAAGAGTGAGAAGGGTGATCGCGCGGTTTTGACGCTTGTTGCGGATCTCGAAGGAGACGGCGTAGTAGGCGATTACACGATGGAGAACAACGAAGAGGCCATCAAGGCTTACGACACTGTGATCACTATTGATCAGCTGCGTAATGCTAACCGTCTCGCTGGTCGAATGGCTGATCAGAAATCCGTCGTAAATTTCCGAGGCACCTCGAAAGAGGTTCTTGCATACTGGCTGGCAGATCGCATCGATCAGTTGTCGTTCCTGACCTTGTCCGGTGTTGCGTACACTTACAACAACAGCGATGTACTTCGTCCGGTGAATCCGACTGGACGTAACCTTAATGATCTGGCGTTTGCCAGTGACGTAAGTGCGCCGTCAACTGCCCGTTGGAGGCAGTGGGATGCCACTAACGGTTTGTCCGCAGGTGATACCACGGCGATTGTTGCTGCGGACACTCCGACATGGGAGATGCTTGTCGAGACGAAAGCTTTCATGAAGGACGAGTATATTCGCGGGATCAAGGGCCCCGGTGGTACTGAGTACTATCACGTGTTTATGTCGCCGCAAGGCATCGCTAAACTGAAACAAAGTGCTACGTTCCTCGCTAACTTGCAGAACGCAGGTCCGCGTACTACGGCTAACCCACTGTTCAGTGGCAGCATGGTTACTCAGGATGGACTCATCATCCACGAGTTCCGTCACGTTCATACCTCGGCGACTTGGGGTTCTGGCGCAGTATCCGGTCAGGCCGTCTTGTTCTGCGGAGCGCAAGCGATGGGTATGGCTGACATTGGGCTTCCGTACTGGGACGAAGATACGTTCGACTACGGTAATCAGCACGGTGTTTCAATCGGTAAGATCTTCGGGCTTCTAAAGCCGCAGTTCAACAGCATCTACACCGGTTCTACGGCCATCGACTTTGGCTTAGTACGAGTAGATACGGCTATCTAAGGCCAACATTGGGCCTCCCTTCGCGGGGAGGCCCCTTTTTTACGCAAAGGTGTTTTCATGGAATCACAGAACGACATTACATCCGCAAAGTTCACTTCTCACCGCAACGTAACCATAGTTTCAGCAGAAGGCGCGCACTGCGCCATCTTTAAAGCTGGCCAGACCCGCGAGATTGGTAAGCGATTATTCTCAGCTGCCATAGAAGCCGGGTTGGTCCCAGAGGGTCCGTTGGAGTACAAAGAACCTGAAGTGGTTGAGAACAAGACGCAGGAGGAGGCAGTAGCTATAGGCTTGTTAGAAGCCTGTAAAATCCTTATCGAGCGTGCCAACAAGGAAGATTTCACCACTGTGGGGCTACCGCGCGTCCCTTCAGTGAAAAAACTAGTAAACTTTGACTTCACCGCCAGACAGATGAAAGAATCATTCGCGCTTGCTATGCATGAGGTAGAAGTTGATGGCAACGACAGTAAAGAGCATTCTGAACCGAGCAGCGAGCCTGCTGAATGACGAAGAGCACGTACGCTGGCAAGAATCAGAGCTGCTCGAATGGCTGAATGATGGTCAGCGCGCTGTCGCCAAAGGTCCTGCTATTGACGTCTACGTACTACGAGATAACGTTACAGCGGTAGCGGGCACAGTGCAGGATCTACCAACAGATGGTATTCGACTGGTGGATGTCGTGAAGAATGTCTCAAACGGCAGTGCCATCTTGCAGTCTGACTACGCTACGGTTGATATACTCAGTAGCACGTGGCGCGCAGCTACAGCGGGGGTCGCAGAGAATTTTTTCTACGATAAGAACAACCCGAAGCAATTCGAGATTTATCCCCCGCAAGCCGGTGGCGAGCTTATCGAGGTGGTGTACAACGCACAACCGGGTGACGCTGCTATCAGCGGCAATATAGTCATCAGTGATATGTATGCTGATTCCCTGATTGATTACATCTGCTTCCGCGGCTTTAGTAAGGATACTGAGGATTCAGCTACTGAGCTTAGTCGGGCAACTGCGTTCTACCGGGCGTTCCTGTCAGGTATAGGCTATAAAGAGTCTGCTGACATGGAAATTGAGCCGAGGAGTTCCTAATGACTGCCATTTCCGACCTCGTACCTGACGTAAGAGTCGAGATCCCTGAAATCCCGAGCTTCGTAGCCGAGCGCCAACTACTACGTGCTGCACGCGAGCTTTGCGAGGAAGCACGTGTCTGGCGTGTAGATATCTCCATTACCCCTACTGCGGCCACGACGGATCTAACCAGTTTGCTGCCTACTACCACAGAGTTGGTGGATATCATCTCGATCAAAAACACCGATGGCGGTGCTCCGGTAGACCCGAAGACGCAAGCTTGGTTGGATATAAACACCAGTGACTGGCGTAACGATACAAACTCTGCCGCGAAGTACTACATGCTGTCGAGCAACAATACCATCCAGTTGTTTCCTACACCCCCAGCTACATCCGGGGCAAGCTACTACGTACGCTTGGCGGTCAAGCCGCTGTTAACAGCGACTACGATCGATGATCTCGTCGCGAATAAGCATGATGAGTTGATCATCCACGGCGCGCTGGCTAAATTGTTCCTGCAACCACGTAAGGTATGGTCTGACCCCGTTCTCGGTCAGTACCATCTCAGTGAGTTCATGGCCGGGGTGCCAACTGCACGAGCTAAAGCAGCCGATGAGTACCAGACAGGTGTCGCACGAACTGTAAAATACGGCGGATATTAAATGTCTGTTATACGTATCGGAGGGTTCCGGGGTGAACTACCTCGCATTCATCCTAGGTTACTTCCTTCGGGGTCGGCGCAGAGCGCGTTGAACTGCCGCATGGATTCTGGCGCGCTTGAATCTGTGCGTGATACATCGAATATACAATCGACAACCTTGTCGTCGCCTATCTCTTTGCATAGATATTCGGCGTCTATTTGGCTAGAAGCCATCACCGACACTGACTGGGTGACTTACCCGGTCGCTAATGACGCTTTTGGCAGGCTGATTTATGCCGATCCATCCGCATCCGAGATCCGTGTTACAGACGCATCTTTGGTGGGAGCGGGCGGTACGCCTGCTGGGTACTACCGGCTCGATGTCCCAGCTCCTGTACAAGGTTTTTCGGTCGCTGTAACCGGCACGGCAGACGATGAGGACGAGGTTCCGGAGACTCGGTACTACGTGTGTACATTCGTAAATAGCTGGGGCGCAGAAGGTCCACCGTCACCTGCCAGTAACCAAGTGGAGTGGCGTACCGGTCAAACAGTCACATTGACGTC